GGGCAAGGTCGGTCGGTTTGGATCGGGTACTGAGTGCATCGAGTTAAAGAATGGCGCACGCTATGAAATTGTTGCGGCAACCTCTGACGGCGCTCGTGGAAAGTCTGCCGATATGTTATTTATCGATGAGCTGCGTGAAATTGGAGAAGAGGCATGGCGTGCAGCAAAGCCAACCACGCGTGCAAAACCTAATAGCCAAACCTTCTTGTGCAGCAATGCCGGGGATGCCTTTAGCACAGTGCTCAATGATTTACGCGATAGGGCCATGAGTTATCCGGCTCAAACTCTCGGATGGTATGAATGGAGTGCCCCTCAGCATTCAAAGATTGACGATCGTAACGCCTGGGCAATGGCTAATCCTTCAATGGGCCACCTGATTAGTGAGGAAACACTAGCTGAAGCGTTGAGCACCGATACACCTGAAACATTTCGCACAGAAAGTTTGACGCAATGGATTTCATCGCTGAACTCACCTTGGCCTTTGGGTTCATGGGAAGCGTGTAGTGATGCAACCCTTACAATGGGTCCAGGGCCAACGACATACTTTGCATTTGATGTGGCACAGTCAAGGCGCACAGCATCGCTCGTTGCTGGCCAAATAATGCCGGATGGTCGAATTGGCGTAGGAATGCTCGACTCATGGCGTGCCGATAACGCGGTCGATGATGTTGCCATTGCTGCCAAAATCAAAGAGTGGGCAGATAAATACAGACCCACCATGATTTGCTTTGATCACTTTGCTACGGCATCGATTGCGGCGCGTTTGACTGCATCATCACAGCGCATGGTTGATGTATCGGGCACGGCATTTTATCAGGCGTCCGGTGATCTACTTGATGCGATAGTTGCAAAGCGCCTTGTGCATTCGGGGCAGTTACCACTGACGGAACAGATGAATGCGTGTGCAGCCAAAACCAACGATGCATCGTGGAGAATCATTCGCAGGGCCTCAGCTGGAGATGTGTCCGGCCCCATTGCTTTGGCCATGATTGTCCACAAGATGCAGGAACCAGTTTCGACGCCAATGGTCATTGCAGGATAGACACGCCGACAGATAGCAAATGTCCTGAATGTCGGATTTGGGTGATATAGGGCTATTATCCCACTATGGGTATTTTGTCGGCATTGCGTTTGGTAAAAGATACGCCTGAAACAATAGAGGCGCAGTACAACCCTGCTGTGATGAACTCCGGCTATGGTGTTGGTTCATGGAGTGATTATGGAATGGGATTTGAATTTGCTGGCATAGATATTAACTCTGCTATGCAAGTTCCAACTGTTAGCAAATGCAGGCAATTGATTTGCGGAACGATTGCAGGAATTCCCCTTGAGTTATACAACAAAACAACAGGTGAAGAATTAGGGATGCCAGTTTGGTTAGAGCAACCGGATATTCGCCAACCACGATCAGTCACGATTGCTTACACGGTTCAATCATTATTGTTCTATCAGGTGGCTTACTGGGAAGTCACGGCCACTTATAGCGATGATGGACGGCCAGCACGCTTTTCATGGGTTGCCAATGAACGCGTGACACCAAAACTTAATGCGCGAAATACTGAGGTTGAATACTACACAGTGGACAATGAAGAACGGCCGCAAAGTGGCATTGGCAGTTTGATCACTTTCCAATCATTGCAACCTGGTGTGCTCGCTACCGGTTCACGAACTATTCGTGCAGCTTTGGATTTAGAAAAGGCCAGTGCTATCAGTGCACAAACTCCAATTCCGTCGGGCTTCATCAAAAATTCCGGGGCCGATTTGCCTGAAGCGCAAGTGCAAGGAATTCTTGCAAGTTGGAAAGCCGCTAGAAATTCACGAGGAACTGCTTTTTTAACTAGCACTTTAGATTATTCCACCACATCATTTTCACCCAAAGAAATGATGTACACGGAAGCCAAACAAGATTTTTCCACCGAAATCTGCAGACTTATGAATGTTCCGGCATACATGGCGAGCAGTGACGCAAATAAAAGCATGACTTATCAAAATGTATTGGACGCCAGAAAAGAATTTTACGCGTACACGCTTGCGCCTTATGTATGTGCCATTGAGGATCGTCTGAGCATGAATGACATAACAAATGCAAACAATGTTGTGCGCTTTGCAAGTGATGAAACATTCTTGCGAGCTGATGCAACTGCACGCTTGGCAGTCATTGAAAAAATGTTGCAATTGCAATTGATTACTTTAGATCAGGCAAAAATGATGGAAGATTTATCACCGAATGGAGATGGCTCATGAAGTTAACATTTAGCACACCAATTCAGGCGGCCGATGCCGAGAGGCGTATTATTTCAGGTAAGGTCATGGAGTATGGAGCCATCGGCCAAACAAGTGCAGGCGCGGTCATGTTTGAGCACGGATCAATTCAGATACCATCAACGGCCAAAATTAAGTTGCTTGCGCAACATGAGCCAAATAATCCGATCGGCCGTGCTCAATCCTTTAGCACGCAAGGCGATTTCATCTATGGCTCATTCAAAATTTCTAATAGCAGCAAGGGTACAGATTATTTGACTCTAGCTGCGGAGGATTTGGTCTCTGGGCTTTCCGTTGGTGTTGAGGTCATCTCATCACTACCCAAAGACAATTACCTCCTAGTGACGGCTGCCAGGATGATGGAGGTCTCCCTTGTGGAGTCTCCGGCCTTCGAAAATGCAACCGTCACGAGTGTGGCCGCGAGCGCAAGTGAAGCGGAGCAAGTACCAACAAACCCAACAACAGAAAGCGAGGCAGTCATGACGACAGCCCCAGAAACAACAGCCCCAGAACCTGAGGCAGAGGCTCCAGTTGTGGAAGCCTCTCGCCCAGTTATTTCAGCAAGTTATTTGGTGGGAGAAGTTCGCTCACCAATTAAGACCCAAGCACAATACTTAGAGCATTCAGTCAAAGCCCAAATGGGTGATGATCGTTCTCGTGATTATGTTCGTGCAGCAGATGCACAAGCAAAGAAAATTGAAGCTGCAAATGATTCATTTACTACAAATCCTGCATTTTCTCCAGTGCAATATGTTCCAAGCGTTATTGACACATCCGTTATGTCACGCCCAACAATTGATGCACTAGGTGGAGCACGCGCACTTTCACCATCAGGTATGACAATCTCACATCCAAAAATTACAACTAATGCAACAATTGGAACCGTCGCTGAAGGTGCATCAACTGCTGCGACACAGATTGTTTCAAGTTATGTCAACGCAACTGTGGTCAAACTGGCCGGGACACAAATTTATTCCACTGAGTTGCTTGACCGGTCGGATCCGAGTTTTTATCAGGCCATGTATGAGAATTGTTTACGAGCCTACGCTAAGGCATCAGATGCCGCAGTTATTGCTGAGATTGTTTCAGGTGGTACACAATCATCAACACAGGCAGCAACAATTGCAGGCCTACAGGCTTATGTCGCACAGGCTGCTCCAGCGGTTTATGCAGCAAGCGGTGAGACTGCAACTGCATTCATTGCAGGCACATCTGTTTGGTCACTACTTATCGGCGCATTAGACACAACAGGACGCAGCATTTTTAATGCCGCATCACCTATGAACTCCAATGGTCAATCAACTCCACGCGGACTTCGCGGCGACATGATGGGCTTAGATCTTTGGGTTGATCAGAACATGGTCAGCACAACAATTGATGATTGCGCGTTCATTGTTAATCCAATGAGCATTGCAATCTACGAATCACCTAAGTTGACACTTTCAGTTAATGTTGTTGCTACTGGTGAAATCAGCACAATGCTGTATGGTTATTTTGCGACAAAGACACTTGTTTCCGGTGGACTACAGCGCTACAACCTCACCTGATAAAACCCTAAGCCGCTTGCAGGGCTAGGAGGCCCTGGCCCTGCAAGCCTTATCAAAGAAAGGATGATGATGGCCGCGACATACACGACAATGCAAGAATTACGCGACTCACTTGGAATTGGCACGCTTTATACTGATCCTCAAGTTGAAGAGTGTTGCCAAACTGCTCAAGACCTCATCAATTCTTTTCTTTGGTTTAACACGGCCCCTGTTGTGGCAACAGGTACGGCATCAAATGTTGCAACGGTTGTCATAGCCTCACCTGGTCAATTTGTTACTGGTCAGCTGATAACAATCACCGGCAGTGGTTCCGGGTATAACGGAGTCAAGACGATCACCGCGATTGGGCCCTATACAACAACCGCCTCACCATTGTTTTTGCCAACGCGCTACCAATACCCATTGGGGTATCAATACATCCAATTTGCCAATGTTGCAGCTGATGCCGCAATGCATTTGGTATTGCCGTATGGTCAAATGTCCGGGCCGGACGATAAGACGGCAACTTATGCAAACACGGCTGCAATTAGATCGGCCTCACTTATATTGGCAACAAACATTTGGCAATCACGACAATCAGTGCAAAATGGTGCAATGGGTGTTGACGGATATCAAATGAGCCCATTTAGAATGTCAAACACTTTGATGGCATCAATTAGAGGATTACTTGCGCCATACCTTTCGCCCAACTCAATGGTTGGATGAGCAATGACAACGGTGGCACTGACAACACTACGCACAACGATAGCAACGGCATTAGCCAATGCCGGTGTGTGGTCAACTTTCAGTTTCCCGCCGCCAGTAATTCTTGCCAATTCAGTGATAGTTGCTCCTAGTGATCCTTATTTAGTTCCATCAAATAATTCACAAAACACACTTGCGTGCATGGCCAACTTTAAGATTATCTGCACGGTTCCTTACCTGGATAATCAGGGCAATTTGAACGGCATTGAAAGCACTATTGTTGCCGTGTTTAACAAACTTGCAAATTCATCATTGGTATTCAATATCACCGGCGCATCGGCTCCATCGGTATTGGATGCACCTAGTGGGCAAATGCTCACATCGGATTTTTCAATTTCAATACTAACGACATGGAGCTAAAAATGGCTAACACTGACGCAGAAAATTTGGCTTGGCTTGTAAAGGTTGGCCAAATCAAAGACACAAAAGAGGCTGCAAAGCCTACGACAACAGAAAAAGAGGAATAAAACATGGCAAATGGAGTGTACTTAAATAACAATGTTGGCGTAAAACTTGCAACCGCAGCTGCGCCAACCGTTCCATCAATCGACATTTCATCGTATGTCACAGCAGTCACATTGACGCAGACAGTAGATGAAATTGAAATCACCACAATGTCTGATCAGGCTCACAAGGTGGCTGCCGGACTTCAAAGCGCCACGCTGACCATCGACTTCCTAAATGATTGGGCAGCTAGTCAGGTCATGACAACATTGAACGCCGCATTTGGAACAACACTTGCAGTTTCAATGATTACCGTCAAAGGCACAGTAGTCAGCGCAACAAATCCGTCATATCAATTTTCCATCTTTGTCAATAATTTGACACCAGTTGGTTCAGGCGGCGTCGCTGATTTTGCAACATCATCTTTATCCTTCACAGTCAATACAACCGTTGTTGTTTCACCAACCGTAGCATTCTAAGGAGTAAGACATGGCACGCTTGAAGATCACCAGGGCCTCTGGGGAAGTGATTGTACAAATCACTCCAGTGGTTGAATATGCGTTCGAGAAGTACACGGGCAAAGGCATACATAAGCAATTTCGTGACGAAGAGAAACAGTCGGACATCTACTGGCTTTGTCATAATGCTTTGCAACGCATTGAAGTTATCCCACCATTCGGGGAAGAGTTTTTGCAAACTCTCATTTCCGTTGAAGTAATGGATGACGAGCCTGTAAAAAAATAGAACGGGGCAGTTTCACTTACCTAGTGGCCTCACTAGCGGTGGAACTCAAGATTAGCCCTACGCAAGTGTTGGAGATGGATGAAAGAATGTTCAAAGCAGTTTTGCAAGTTTTAGCCGATAGAGCAAAGGAGCGAGCCAATGCCAGCAGTCGTGCAAGGACTCGTCGAAACTAAAAGAGCGTTAAGAGAATTTGCACCTGATCTTAAGCGTGCACTCGATCGTGAAGCCCGTTCATTTTTGACTGCTATGGTCAGAGATGCGAAGGGTTTTGTGCCTGCTGATTCACCTTTATCAGGATGGCAAATCCACTCCAAAGGGCGTGCAATTTCTGCTGAAACATCGGTATTTGGTACGAGATCATTCCCATTGTTTCAATCAGCTGAAGTAAAGGCAGGATTGACTTACAAAGTTGGTGGAATGAAAACGACTCGCACGGGTTTTCGTGCGGAATATGCATTGTTAAATAAATCAGCTGCCGGTGCAATTTATGAAACTGCAGGTAGAATCAATCCAGGAACTTCAGGAATGAAGGGATTACCTTGGGTGGGACCTAGTGCATCACCTACAAATAAAAAAGTTTCACATTCACGCAATCCAAAGGCCGGTCAACAATTTATCGATGCCATTGATAATCAAGATAATTACCGAAAAATTCGTGGTCGCCATGATGGACGACTTGCCTATCGTGCGGTTGAAAAAGACAATGGCAAGGCCATTCGTGGAATTACTGATGCAGTTACAAATGCCGCAGCAAAACTTCAAACTAGACTAGATGCACGCAAAGCATTTGGTGGCCAGCTATGACTGTCAGAATCCCAATAATTTCGACTTTTAATGCTAAAGGCATTAAGGATGCAACAAAACAATTTAACAAGTTAGGTCATTCGGTCAATGGTGCGCTCAAGATTGCAGCCGTTGAAGAATTTGCTCGTAGATCAATCAAAGCGTTTGCCGAAAATCAAAAAGGCGTGGCACTTTTAACTAACACGCTCAAGAATTTAGGCCAGGAATTCATGGCGGTCGGCGTTGTCAAGTTTATTGACGATTTGACATTAGCAACAGGCAAAACTAAAGAAGAACTAATCCCGGCATTTCAGGGATTATTTATTGCAACGGGTAGCGTAACAAAGGCGCAAGAAGCCCTAAAATTAGCAATGGATGTTAGCGCGGGCACTACTAAAGATTTGAATACCGTCCAGATTGCATTGTCTAAGGCATACCTAGGGAATACAACTTCACTGACACGCTTGGGTGCTGGACTATCTAAGACCCTGCTTAAAACAGGCGATATGGAAAAGATTACGGCGCAACTTGCGGCCACATTCAAAGGGAATGCATCAATTGCCGCAGATACATTTAGCGGCAAAATGGATCGATTGAAAGCATCAATAAATGATGCGCAAGAAATTATCGGCGGAGCAATGGTCAATTCATTGGCTAAGTTTGCTGGCAGTAATGGCGTGGGCGGTGCACAAAAATCCGTCAAAGGGTTAGGCGATGAGATTGGATACATTGTCACGGGTATCGGTGACATGGCCGCCGCAATTAAACCATTGTTGCCATTGCTCACGGCGGTTGGTTTGGCCATGCTTGCAATCAGTAATCCTTTCACAGCCGGTGCAATCGGTGTTGCTTTGGTTGCCGGTGAAGCCGCTAAAATAAAAGACCGCAACTATTATGCAGCTAAAAAAACGGTATCGTACGGTGGCGGTCGTGGGGCTGGCGGCTATACAACTGGCTTGGGATACACGCGCACACCTATGCAAAGCCCAGGAGATCGGGCAAAGATTGACGCTGGAAATGCAAAACTGGCCAAAGCCAAAAAAGATGAATTAGCAATTCTCACCGCAAAAAATAAATTGACAGCAGCCGAGGCACAAGCCAAATTAGATCAAGCCAAACTAGATGACTTGAAGAAAAAGTTTGATTTGGAACGAATTGGCATCGCTGCCGGTATAGCCCAAAAAGAGGATGAACTCTCAAAGACTAAAGATGCCGCAGGTAGAGCTAGTCTTACAGTTGAGTTGGATCGACTTAAGTTACAGCAAGCCTTATTGGATGAAAATGCCAAGTTGGCGACTCAGGCAGCCGATGCACTGAAAAAGGCCGAAGACGATAAACTTAAAAATGAAATAGCAGCGGCAGATGCCCTGGCTAAGTTAGCCCTAAATTCAGGTCTGGCACAAGTGGCACTTGGAAAACTTGCTGGAGTCTCGACAATTGGAAATTATGGTTCATCAGGTTTCCCAGGCTCGGATGCTGATCTAGCCGCAAAGGCCGCAGCGGCGGCTAAGGCCGCAGCAGATGCGGCGGCATTGACAGCAGGAAATAATGCAGCAGCAGTATTAGCAGCAGCCCAAGCCAAAGCCGCAGCAGATGCGGCGGCAGCACTAGGAAAATCACAAGCGGAAATTGCTGCACTCACCAAAGCCGCAGCAGATGCAGCGGCAGCCCTGGCAACTCTAACGGCGAAAAATGCAGCAGATAAAGCAGCACTTGAAAAAGCCGCTGCGGAAGCCGCTGCCAAAGCAATAGCAGATGCAGGTGGAACAAGCGATGGAGCAGGCGCTGCAACGGGCACAGGGACTGGAACAGGGACTAGAACAGGCGCTGGTGATAATTCACTCAAACCCGGAGATTTTGGCACGCCTAGTTATGACCCAATTCCCCAAACTTCTTTTCCGGTATTCGACATCGCTGCATTAGGTGCGTTCATTGAAGCAGCAAATAATTTTGCCAATAAAAAAGATGCAGGTGTTGAGATTACCATCAACGACAATACCAGCGGCCTCATTGCAGTCGTTGCCGATGCCGTACTGACCAACAATCGTTATGGCAACTCGCTAGTGCCAACAGGAACAATCGCCGGATGACACTTCCAGTCATTAACGCATTCATAAATTTTAGCACTGGGCCATCATTTGCCCAGGCGATGATTTTAGATCAAGGCATATTAGACACAAACATCCTTGCTGACTCAACTTCGATTATTGTTGATGTTTCAGATGTGGTCAATAAAATTGAAACAAAGCGAGGTCGTAGTGCTCAAACTAATCAATTCCAAACTGGCACACTCACGCTGGTGATTGTTGATGTCAACGGGGATTTCAATCCCCAAAACACAGCCGGGCCTTATTACAATCTTTTAACTCCTATGCGCAAAGTGCAAATAACTGCCACTTATGGATCAGTGACTTATCCTGTCTTTTCGGGCTTCATCACAAGTTATTCCACGAGTATTCCGCAACAGGGCACAGGCGATGTTGCACTGACAACGATTCAAGCCGTTGATGCATTTAGACTTGCACAGAATGCACAAATTGCAACCGTCGCTGGAACAAGTGCCGGACAGCTGACAGGTGCTCGCGTAAATAATCTATTGGACGCTATATCATGGCCAACAAGTCAACGCGATGTGGATTCTGGGCTGACAACTTGCCAAGTTGATCCGGGTAGTCAACGCACTGCATTAACGGCATTGCAGACCGTCGAAACGACAGAATTCGGGGCCCTATATGTGGACGCCTCTGGCAGTTTCGTCTTTCAAGATAGGTCTGTCACGGCCTCCAGTGTTACCGGAACAAGTGTGGATTTTAACGATGATGGCACTGGCATTGCATATTTCAACGCCGTGTGGGTGACAAATGATTTGCTGGTCTATAACCAAGCCAACATCACTGCCACTGGGTTGGCAGTGCAAACTGCATCAGATCAAGCCAGCATTGATAAGTATTTTTTGCACTCTTACAATCAACAGAATTTGCTTATGCAAACAACGGCAGAGGCCTTGAATTATGCTCAATCCTTTGTGGCATCCAATGCTGAAACAAGCGTGCGATGCGATGCCATTGAATTAGACCTTTACACGCCAAATTACAACACGGGCATTATCGCGGCATTGGATTTGGATTACTTTGATCCTGTAACAATTACAACAAAACAGCCCGGTTCAACAACCTTGACTAAACGGTTGCAAGTCTTTGGCAAAGGCATGGCAATTACACCTAATTCATGGCGTGTGGTGATGACGACACTTGAACCCATCCTTGATGGCTTCATCCTTGATTCAACAATCAGTGGCATACTTGACACCAGTGTGCTGAGTTACTAAGGAGGAACAATGGCAAAGCAAACCTTTACGACGGGGCAGGTGCTTACAGCTGCGCAGATGACCAGCCTGCAGCAGACTGCGATGGGCGGTGGATCAACAACGGCTAAAACCACCTCTTATGTCCTAGTGGCCGCCGATGCTGGCACAGTCGTACAAATGAACGCGGCTGGTGCTACGACTATCACCGTCAACACGGCGCTATTTAGTGCAGGTGATACGGTACAAATACAAAATGTAGGGGCTGGAGTCTGCACAATTACGGCAGGCACTGCAACAGTTAGCACTAGCGCGGTTTTAACTCTCAAACAATACGATGCAGGAACCCTTTATTTCAATTCGACTAGCGCGGCGATATTCTTTGCAGTAGATGCCGCCGATTCACCATTAACCACAAAGGGAGACCTCTACACCTACTCGACAGTCAATGACCGTCTAGCAGTAGGCACAAATGCTCAAGTCCTCACGGCTGATTCAACTGCCGCAACTGGATTGAAGTGGGCAACGGCTGCGGCCTCTTTTAACACTGGTTATGCTTATACAAATGGTGGTGAAGCAACAACTTCGACAAGTTATACCAATTTAACAACAACAACATCAGTAACCGTAACAACTGGCACAAAAGCGTTAGTCAGTATTGCTGCCAATATAGAAACTGTTGCAAGTGGAGAGCCGTATGTATCCTTCGCCGTATCAGGTGCAACGACTGTTGCAGCAAGCGATGACTATTCAGGGTTCTGTTTTAATAGTGCAGCAAGCATGCAAGTCACAAGTGGCAGAGCAATCGTCTTGACAGGTTTGACGGCTGGAAGTAATACTTTCACACTTAAATACAGAAATGTAAGCGGAACAAGTATTACATTTAGACGCCGCGGAATTTCTATTGTAGATTTGGGGTCATAAAATGGCAATAACATCAAAAGAAATCAACTTAACGCAACTCGATAAAGAATTAGGTAACAAAGGATTGGTAGCCGATTTTGAGGATAATCCTGGCAAGAAACTTATTCTGCCAACAGAAAACTCAGATGTGACAGAGGCAGAATTAGAGTCTGCAATCGCTGCTCATATTGCCATAGATGATAATGCAGTCAATGAAGCCGCAAAAGCGGCACTACTCGCCAAACTTGGCATTACTTCCGATGAAGCCAAACTGTTGCTTGGCTAATGCTGACAAGTTACAACGGTTGGCCTGCCAATAAAGAACCTGCCGAGATTGGCATAAAGTCTTACGCCGTGCCTGGCACTACGCTCAAACTAAGGTGCGCCGAAAAGGTAGCACCGTTACTTATTGGTTTTGCAGTTGAGTTTCACGAGCTGATTGAGCCGTTAGATGAAGGTGGCTTAGATGACTCGGGTTATTGCTACAGAATGGTCAGGGGTACTACAGACAAACTTTCTAATCATTCCTCTGGTACTGCCATTGATCTGAATGCAAATCAACATCCGCTGGGACAAATTGGAACATTTGAAACAAACAAAGTGCCAATGATCCGTGCGTTGGCTCATAAATATGGTTTGACTTGGGGCGGTGATTACCGTGCACGCAAGGATGAAATGCATTTCGAGATTAGCATTGATGCAACCAAAGCGGCTGCATTGATTAAGAAAATACAAGGAGAACACAAATGAACTCACAACTCAAAGCGGCGGCCTTGTCGTATCTTCGTGCAGCGTTGGCATCATGTGCCGCGCTTTATATGTCCGGCATTACGGATCCAAAGATTTTGGTCAACGCATTGGTGGCAGGCTTTATCGCTCCGGTATTGCGTGCCATTGATCCAAAAGATTCAAGCATTACAATCGGCAAAAAGTAAGATGGGAGTCCAGGCATGGGTGGCCGTTGGCGTAGGGGTTATGGCCATCCTGTCTGGGCTATATGGAGGCGTCAGATTTATAGTCAAGTCAATCATGGCCGAAATCGGGCCAGAGGCTAACGGTTCAAGCCTAAAACAGCAGGTTAACAGGCTTGAGCAACGCCTAGACCACATTTACACCATCCTGCTAGAGCGTTAGACACGCCGATTGTTGTGCATATTGTGCAAGTCGTGCAAGTTGTGTATCCTAATACCATCACCAAATGGTGATACTTAGGAAGGGGCCTCACATGAAAATCACGCTAGATTTAACAGCGCAAGACTTTGATCACCTTACATCAATGCAAATGCGTTGGGCCGGTACAGACTGGAAAGCCAAAGATGGACGATTTGAGCCAGTCATTGCTATGACTGAGGTTGACTATAACTGGGAGTTTGCATTCTGGTGCGAGTCGTACTCTGATTACATTTTAGCAGCTGCATATTTGAAATCTATAGCAGAGCCACACCAAGCATTGTTTGATGGTGCAACTGGTGACATTGCCATCTTGACTGATTATGCTGCAACATGGAGCGACTAATGGAACCCATTTACATGAGCACAACCGAAATGGCTAAAGTGCTTGAGATTTCATCCAGCACATTGCGCCGCATGGTACGCGATAAGAAAATCCAAGCATTCAAGCCGCCGGGTGGTCATTTTAGGTTTGACTTAGACAAGACAGTTCAGGCGTATTGGAAACTTGAAGGCGAGGCCAACCAATGAGCACATTCCCAGATTGGTTTGTCTTTGCAATTGTGGTTGTGTTTTTGAGTTGCATTATGTGGGCAGGTTATACATGGGGCCATGAAGTCGGATTGAACAAAGGCCATCGCAGTGGATTTGACTTAGGCCGATCCGTTGGCCGTAGAGATATGAGCAACAAATGAGTTACCAGCGCACATCATTGGAAGCATTGCTCAGGGTTGAACCCCACATTGGCTCCATCAATCGCGCCGTTTATGCTTACATCGAAAGTTGTGGACTGGACGGAGCAACCGATTATGAGATTGAAATGGGCACGCACATTGAGGGCAATAGCGTCAGGCCATCACGCGGCGCATTGGTCAAGGCAGGCTCCCTCCCTGATACTGGT